GCATGTATCCAAGGATCGTTACGATCTTTCTTAAAAAATCCGCCACTACAATCCCAACCATTTACTGCTAACATGTGCATTAGACTAACCAATGTCCAGTGATAGTATTCATTTGAATATTGGTCAGAAACGATTTTAGTTCTTTCTACAGTAGTGGTTTCGGGAACACTAACAATTAACATACCATTGTCACGACATAAATCGTACCAATGTCCTAGTGTTTGTAAAGGATTAACTGCAAGTTGAAGTATATTAGGTGCGTTAATAACATCGAATGAATTTGGCTTAAGGCCAGTGTTTTCCATGTCAGCTTCAACTATTTCTATAATGTTTCTATGTTTTAGATCTTTATCAAATCTATTTTTATGATCAACACCAGTGCATTTAATGTTTAAGGGAATCTCTTGGCCTTTGTTATCTTCAACTGTACGTGTTGCCCACCAATGTAAGTCATGTCCTAGTCCACAACCAATGTCTAATACAGTGGCCACAGACTCCATAAAGTCTGGGTGTTGATTTAATAATTCTAATGTTTGTAAACTAAGCTGGTGTGCTTCTTTGTCAAATAACTGTCTATACACTGATGTCTTCCATGCCTGCTGTTCTTAAGCGTACAACGTGTCCTAGCATAAAGTTTTTGCTTTCAAATCCTTTTAGTATGCCAAGCCATTTGTTTCTTAGTAGAGCAACGTCATTGATCAGTGTTTCAAAGTCAATAACTTCATCCTCACCGTCAACATACTTTTCTGCGTCACGACTTGTTAATGCTCGTTGATATGCTTCTAAATACTTTTGAAAGTGCTTACGTCTAATCTTACGTAATTGAATGTTAAGATAGTTTAACACTGCTTCTATTTCTTGTAATTGGTTAAACCTATGTTCTGTAATACCAGGCAAGTCTGCTAGATTCTTTTCAACTTTACCGTATACTGAACATTCTTTCTTTGCTGTCAGTAACTCGTTTTCATAGTACAACAGCATGTCAGGAATTTTAGTAATATCATTTGATACATCACTATACCAACCCATTAATAGTCCTCATCTTCCTCTTCATCATCATACTCATCGCCCCAAGGATCCAATCCATCATCCTCTTCATCAACAGTATCATCATAGTCTAATAGAGCATCTTTAACGTCATCATCTTCCATGAGATTTGAGTCTCTAATTTCTTTAGGACTAACACCTTGTACGTCAACTAGTGTATGCACTAGATCAATAGCGGCTTCTTTGTGTAGTCCTTCGTTAATGTGGCTTTTTAGCGCCTCAAAAATTTCTGCAACTGCGTTCAACATTTTATTCTTCTGTCCCCTCTGTTTGAACTGCCTCGGCTTCGTCTATTGCTTTCATTTCCATTTCAGTAGCAACATCCATACTTGCCTCAACATCTTCTATATTTACTTCTTTTGTCTGATTTTTGAGGTGTTCCATAACTTTATCCAAGCAACCTTCTTCATTAGATTCCCATGCTTTACGGAACTGTTTAATAGCATTTGGATCTTCTGCATCACCAAATCGTAGCCTGTTACCGTCTTTAACTAATAGTCCAGCTTTTTCAGCCATGTCAACTAGTCCTGAATATGGATTCATACCTGTTTCATATGGAATTTTAATTTGTATAGATTCAAACGGCTTGTTAAATCTTGTTTTCATAATCTTACAAGCGGCTCTGATACCCATAACATCACTTACTTTATTACCATCTTCATCTTCTTTTAGTTTTAGTTTACGCATAGCAACTACAATTGAACTAGCGTAGATAAAGCCTTGTCCACCTGATATCTTGTCATCTGGATCAAACATATCCTGCGAAGCATACGTGTGGTTAGTTGCTACAAGTCCTACGTTAGCAGAGCCAAACATATTAACACAGTTACGAACTAATGCTGTTAAGGCTTTAGGCTTACGACCCATGTCACCTTTTAAGTCACCTTTTTGGAACTGATCAACATCTGTAGGAGTTAGTAACATACCTAAACTATCAATAACAAATAAAACTTTAGGACGATCTTCTTCTGCCATAGCACGATACTCTGCCATAAAGTCGTTAACAGTTTTTGCTACATCATCAATCATGGCCATGTTGAGTTTGAGCAATTTTTCTTCTGACGTATCTACACCTAAGGCGTGTAACCAATTTTCATCTAATGCGTTTTCACTATCAATTAAGACAACAAAGATACCTTGTTCTTGTGCGGCCTTAACTATGTTACCTGAACAGATATATGATTTACCTGCACCACTCTCTCCTGCAAACACAGTTACCTTACCTAACGGAATGCCTTTTGTAAAATCTCCTGATATTAGGTAGTTTAAAGCATAGTTGCCTGTTGATACCCAGTCTGTTGGATCATTGAATCCTATTGATAACCCAGCAATTGATTTGCTGATGTTCTTTCTAAATTTACTTACGTCAAATGGTTTGGCCATGTTATTCTCCTAGTTCGATATCAAAGTAGTCTCTGTAACTTATCTTGCGTAGTTTATCCTGTTCTGTTACAAAATCTACTAATTCTTTTGTGTTATTATAACTTGAAGCTACCAAAGATTCAAGTTGTTTGAGCAACAATATGTCCGTTTTTTGGAAAAGTTCTTTTGCTTTTACAGTAAACGGGTTTGTATATTTTATGCTTAACTGTTCTGGAAACTCAAGTATACCATAACTAAACGGAATACCCACTGAGTCAGCATACCTTAACATGTTTTCTAAATCTGCGATAGTAAACACATTAAGTGTACTCCAAAACCCTATTTCAATTAAGTTACTAGTGTCTGCTAATTGTTTATACTCTCTAACCACTGAGTCCCATTTTTTCCACTGTACGGGCCAACGACTATATTCATTAACCTTCTCAGTTCCATCAAAACTTAAAGTAATTGTAACTTTAATTTTCTTTTCGATCAGTTGCTTTACTTCTGGTATTACAGTTGTTCCGTTAGTGTTTATTCTAACTATTTTAACATTAGGCGGTAAGTTGTTTAACAACTGTTTATAGTTTTTTCTGTAACTTGGTTCGCCACCGTTAATGTCTAATTCAATTATTCTATCTTTGGGTAGTTGATCAAACGCTGTGACATTTTCTAATTTAATCACATTCTTTTTTAAACTGCCTATAGTAGTTGATAGTCCTTCCCAACAAAACTGGCATGCGGAGTTACACACGTTGTCTAAGACGCCACCTATAACTAGATAGTCATCTCTAAAACTCTTAAGTAACTTGTGCTTACGTTCGCTGTCTAGTCTAATACTTTGTCCTGCTGTTTGTTCTGTTGTTTGACAACGCACACATTCTATAGGCCATTGTTCAGCAGTCTGTAAGTTTTGATTCCACTCACTAGATTCCATTTCTTCAAATGACGCAAACCTAGGTGCTTCAACCATATGCCCACAACGGCTTGTTGTACCGTCTTCATTTAATCTAGCAAAGTGTTTAAACCTTGGGCAAAACATGTGCTACCTCTGCTATGTGTTGTGTTCTTCCGATTACACTAAAATATGCTGTTGGATCTCTAGTCATAAGATGTGTCATTATTTGATTTACTGTCCAACTTTGTCCTACTAGTTCGTCTAGTATAAGTTGATCTAACTGCATTCCATACGCATACACCGGTGATTTTTCTAATCCTTGTAAATCGATATTAAGTTTTGGCATTGGTACTTTTATATTACGACAATATTCATTCATCATTGCCATACTATGAAAATGAATTTTAGCTGAAGGATTCATATATCTTGCTAAATTAATAATCCACTGAAACTGATGAGCAAAATGTCTATCTAATATTATGCCTTGACGTATATAATAAAGGACTGTGTCAATATTAATATCAGGGTTTTCATCTTCTAACCAAAATAAGTATCCCTGAACTCCGGAAATAAATCTTTCTTTTGGGTTTCTAATAAACACATCAATTGTATCTAAGTCTTTTATTTGTTCATTTATTAAAGTTTTAAATCCTCTATCCTTAGCTATATCTCTTAGTGTACTGCTACCACATTTAAAAATAGGATAAAAGAATTTGTTTATTTCTGAAAAGTCATAAACCTCAACGCGATTAGGAAATAGTATATCGTCTAGTCTTGTAAACATTTATATAACTCCGGAAATATTGTTTTACTATTTAAATTTCTACGATTGTCTAGTTCATTTATTTTTTCTAATAACATTTTAGGATTACGCTTAAAAGATTGTTGTATATATTTTAGCATATTTTGATAACTATCTTCAAGTAAATATCCAGGTTTTTCTAATATTCTTGTTTCTAATATCTTTATTAGCTCATTGATTGTTGTATTATTTAAATGTCTTATGTCATGATGATAAGGATCAGTTATTGGATTAATAATAAAACTATTATTATGATATCCTAAATTCTTTAAGAAATCAATACAATTAAAAATACTCATATAGTTTAAAGGAAACCATAACATATTAAAACTTACTTTGTGATTTAATTCTTTAATAATGTTTAGATTATCTAGAAAGTCTTGCCACTTACCGCCATGTCTAATATATTCAAACTCATCTTCCATTGATTCTACACTTATTGTCCAGTGTACATTTTTAAACTGACAAATTAAATCAAATACCGGCGTGCCTGTTTTGCTTAAATTAGTGTTAACTCTAAGATTAACATTGGGATTTACTTCCAATAATAATTTAAGCAGTTCTTCGTTTTCTTTCATTAGTAATGGTTCGCCGCCTGCTAGATAAACGTGTTTAAGTTTGTGAGCATTAGCAAATACATATTGTTTGAGCTCTTCAACACGTTCTTCAGGTACATGTTGCTTTTCTAATTTTAATTCTGCTACCCACTTGCTTGAGTATTCTGGACCACAGTAAACACAGCCAAAGTTACATGAATTAGACCAACGTATATCTATTTTATGTAGGTCAAAATTATCTATATTATCATATGTTTCTAGTGGTATATCTCTAAGCTCTTTAAGATAAAATATTCTATCGCTGACAATATCAAAACTTTTTTTACCTTGTTCAAGTTGATAGCATCCTTGACAACCATGCCATGGCTTATTGTCTAACATATTTTGTTTTATTTCAATGTTAGCGTCAAGTATTTCTTTTAGTGTATTATTTTTTAAATTACCAATTGGTTCCCTGTTACGAATACAGTTTTGTACAGTACCGTCACTATTGTACATAAACCCTGTCCAGGGTATAGGACAAAAGTTTTTATTTGTTAAATAACTTTTATTATCCATTTTAATAATCAGGACCTAAGCTAAACTCATATATTCTTAATCCTGGACTAACGCTTTCAATAATATTAATCATTGACTTTGCCCACTCGTCTACATCACAAGCATTGGGTCGACTAAATTCTCCAGTCAATACAGCACCAGGGCGAACTAATGTTAGTTTAGGCCATAGTGTGTTTGTTGCTAAACTTAGTGTTGCTCTTTCAAGAGCAACTTTTTGAGTATGATATTTGATTACTTCTTCTTTTTCGGGATCCATCATAGTTGACATTGAACTAATAACTACTATCTCTTTACCTTGTTGATTTTTCCATCTACGATGAATTTCAAATAATAAATCAGTTTGATAAAATCCTTGCTGAGCATTGTTAATAAACAAATCACAAGATTCGATTTGATCTGCTATTTTAGGAATGTTACGTATGTCGTTACCATCTCGTTTTGATAGTCCAACTATAGTATGTCCACGTTGTTCATATTGACGTGCTAGTGCTTGGCCAATGCCAGAAGTGTGTCCGGTGATTGCTATTTTCATAATGTTAGTTATCTATAGAGAATGAGCGATAAAAACTTATTACCGCTCATGCCACTAACTACTTATTATGATTTTCTTGAACGGATCATAGCAAGAATGTCTTCTGCTTTAGATCCACCTGCTGGTGCTGATGCAGTTTCTGCTACTGGCTCTGGTGCCGCTTCTGGAGCAGGAGCAACATTCACTTCAGGTGCAGGAGTTTCAACTACTGGAGTTGCTACTGTTTCTGCTACTGGAGTTGCTGTTGGTGCAGGTGTTGAAACTGCAGGTGCATTTTGTGGAGCCTGCATGCCTGCTGGTCTGTAGTAAGCACCCCAACGCTCTGCGTCATATGGTTGCCCATCTACTGATGCTTCAAACATTTCTTTCATAACTTTAAGTTCTTGCTCACTTGGCTTCTTAGGAAGGAAATCAGCAAGTGTGTATAAGCCATGTTCGTTAACTGCGGCCAGCTCAGCTTCTGTTAATGCTGACTCTTTTCTAGCCCAGTTTGAAGTTGTATAATCAGCGTAACCACCTTTTTGTGTTTTAGTTACACGGAAGTCCAATCCACTATTGTAGTCTGTTGGTAATTCTTCCATATCTGGATCCATCAAACTTGACTTGATAATAGTAAAGATCTGAGGACTCATAATAAAACGTCTAATTGGATTAGCTGGTGTAGTATCATCTGCTAATGGATTCTCTCTTACAAACCCTTGGAATATGTAAGACTTTTTCTTCCAATACTTACGACCCATTTCTTCTAGTGATGAATCCTT